GTTCTTGGTATATTTTTCCTAATTCTTCATCGGGATAGTGATGTGGTTTTTTATCTTTATCGTTCATTGTAATCGTGCCTGTTCTACTTTCTCTTTTAACTCTTGTTCAGTAAGTCTATGTTTTATTTCACCCTGTGATTTGCATGTATCACATTGGACAATCATATCATAAACTTTAGTGTAACCATTTCCTTTACAATGGTCACAGATTTTCATACCCTCTTTCATCTTTTAATCATCATGTAATTATAGATAGGATAAGAAATAACATTTCCTTCTTTATCCTTTTGTAAATCAGTTACTTTCTTTTGAACTAAATCTACGATCCCTGTATAATTACATCCCCATTCTCCTTTAGTGTGTCCTCTGTATTGGTAATTCTTGTTCTTTTTAACTATTTCATCATAGTCCATAGCTAATGCTCTTGCTCTACTAAATACACTATTTTCATTCATCATCTTTCTAGCAAAGGTAGTGCCTGTGTAGTAAACTATTTTTTCTCCTCGTTTAGCTGTTTGAACCCAATACTCTAAATCTTTTGGAGTAATAGAACTTTGAGTTTGAGGAACGTGTCTTTTTATTTCTTCTTCTGTGTTTGATTGTGTTTTTTTATTAATACCAACCATCACTGTTCTAAGTGACTTATAACTTGGTGGAACAATTTTTAATCCATCTATGTACTCAATTACTTTTACAAAAAACATTGTATAAGAATTAGGTTTATTTATTTTATCTTTAGCTTCTAATTGTAAGTCGCCCGTTAAAACATCAGCGGCCATTTCCATGGCAGCCTTAGCCATATTATTTTTTTCTGTCATTTTATTTCTACTTTATTTTGCCGTTTAATTTTTTAGCTTTTTCTTTAGCTATAATTTCTACTGTCTTACTGATAGAAAGTTTAGTTCCATCCGGTAATAAACACTTAGAAAGTTTTGTCAGTATTTCGTGAGTTGCTTTTGACAACGTCACGTTTCTGTATAAGTTTTTATCCATTTTTCTCCTTTTTATACGCCATTATAACATTATTTTATAGGATAGTCAAGGGGTATTTTTCCCTTGACTACATTTTTATATTGTGTTAAAGATAAATTTCTCACCTTTATGTACCGATTCCTCTTTCCCTCTTTGGAATCGGTCCACAGTTAATACAACTATAGTTATCTTCTGACCATTCATCGGGTTTTGTAGCCTCATGACAGACAGGACAACTATAATAATAGCTGATTTTTAATCCTTTATCTTTTAACTCTTTTAATTTTTTTGGACTCCAATAGTACATTATTTTTTCTCTCCTATAATATATTATACCATACAATTGTGGCAATATTATGGCAGCTAAAAATATTATGTAGCTTGACCTTTAGGAATAGGTATTTCTTCTTGAGTGCAATAAAATTTAATGATGGTACCGTATTTATTTATTTCTTCAGGACCAATCTCTTTTGCTTTTTCAATTGATTCATTGTAACCGGCCATTAAACATTCATAATGAGAGTTATATAAATCTAATGGAAACGGTGGTAAGCATTGATTGTAAACACTTGTGCACATAATCATAGTAAGTACAAATTTCATGCTTTTTTCCACATTCTTTTTTGATGCTTATTTAAATTTTTTGTATGTCTACCAGGTCTTTTTTTTCTAGTAGAACCTCTATAATTATTAACGCCAAACTTAGGTGCTTTTGCCATCGGTACTATCTTTTTTAATCATTACATGCGGAATATAACTTATTTTACCATTTACTTTTTGTTCTATGTCATTTCCACAATTTAAACATTTGTAAACTGTTTGATGTAACGATACAAAGATACTAGTTTCAGCACATAGTGGGCAGTCACCATTGACTACCTGCGCTGTCATATTAATCCCCGTCCCAAACGGACCGTCCCCGAACATGTTTCTCCTTACGTTTATAAGCTTTCTTATTCTTTATCACAAGTTGACGATAACGTCTATCTCTTAGATGTTTAGCTACTTTATTCGATGATGAGTTTTTTAATCGATTTTGAGCCATCAATGTTATCCTCTAATTCAGCCTTACCTTTCCAACATTTGTAAGTTACTGATTCCGAATATTCACGTTCCGCGTGACGTTTTCCTCGTAAACATTGGGCCATACCCTCAGTCTGTAAACGGGCCTCTTTAATTTCTGCGTTTACAAACATAAGTAGGGCTACTACAGATTCTATCATTTTAACACTTCCATTTTCTTAATGCTTTATTTATTCTGCTATCAGGATCATTAGCTGTTTTAGCAGAGGTTAATTTCTTTTTCATGCCACCCATACGCGCGCAGAAAGATTTTTTTCGTGACCCACCTTCAGGTTGTGGAGCTTTTAAATCTGATCCAGGGTTTTGTTTCTCGTAAGATTTACGTCCTTTTTCATTTAATCCTCCAGATTCAGACTTCCCTTCTTTTCTAGTCCACGCAGCACTTCCACCACGTTTTAAATAAGCTCTTCCATATCCTCTTAAAGCTGTTCCTGTTCCTGGCATTATTTTTTTCTAGCAGTTTTAGCTGCTCTCCTAAATTGTTTAGCTGTAGGTGCGCCTTTTTGTCCTGCTTTTCTCATTTTTTCACCTGAGCCTGCTTTAATTCTAGCTCTTTTTGCGTGAATGTTAGCGTATAGTCCTGGTTTTGTCATTATTGTCCTCCATTTCCGTTTTTATAATGAATTTCTCTATTTTGATCTTTAAGTTTTTCAATATCTTCTAAAACTTTATCCATTTGTTTTCTTAAAAATTCTATATTAACTTTATTTAATGCCATTGATTCGATATGTGAATTTAATTTATCAGTAGTCTTATAAAGATCCTCGATCATCATGAACTGCTCAGAATCTGCGGGAAGCGAACCAAGTTGACCCCGTGGCCATTTAATTCTAAATTCTGTATTCTCAGTTAAGTCTTTAGACATTAGTTCTACTTGCGTGCTAAGTTTGTTTTGAGTTTCAATGATACCGAAATAAGCCCAGGTGCCAATTGCGACCATCGTAATCAAAGACACTACGGTCTTCATCGGCATTTGCACCTTTGCCTCGTCCGATATGTTGAGTGGTTGTTGTTTAGCCATTAGTTATAACTGTATCCTGTGTTTGAATTTTGTAGTTTCTTAAATAACTCTTCGTGTTGTTCCATGATCTCTTCATCCATGTCAAACATTTCATCCATTTTTTCATCCATTAGTCTTACTTGCATTTCAAGTCTTTCAACCTTATCTTCCAATACAGCTTGATTTGTAGACAGTTCAAATGTTCTAGATAAGCTCCATCCTCCTAATGCAATTAGGAGTCCTACTAAAAGCGTTAAAACTTTTTCCATCATTTTTTATTTTTCCTCTTCTTTAGTTTCGGGTAAAGCGTTCCATACTGCTTCGTCAAGTTGTTTGCCCACTTCCGAAACTTTTTCTTTAACCATTTCCATATTTTGGGAGATTGAGAAGGTTTGTGAAAGTGTCCATCCGGTAATAATGATGAGAATAACCAGTAATGTGGTGAATTTTTTGTCATACATTATTTTTGCCAATCAAAAAGCCAATTAACAATTTTTTTCCACAATTTTTTAATCATCCTTTTTCTCCTCAATTTCATAAAAGAACTTGTCAGTATCCTCTGTTTTCCACTTACGAGTGTCTTCGACATTCCATTCTGAAGTTTGCACTTTCCAATCAGGAACTTCGTCCTTAACAGTAAAAGATGGTATATCCCATATAATTCTATTATTGGGTTGTGCTGCATAATTACCATCATCTAAGGCCATTATGTGTGCGCATTTATGCTCATGCGGTATCTCAGAATGATCTGTATCTACTATATTACTCTCTGGGTGAGCAAAGTCAACCGTGAATAGATAGGCCCCATAGTACCATTTCTTGTCTTTACCAATGTATTTACCGGATTGTCCGTCTAAAATATCCCAAGAAGTAACAGCAGGATAATAACTAAAACAATTCCACAACTCCAACTCATCAAGTCTACGTTGAGGAACTTCTTCTGCTTTAAAGCCTCGCTGAATGAAGGCGCTAATCGGGAGACGATAGAAGACAGCGCCATTTTCCATAATCGCATGAAATAAAATAGGACGCCCCGTAATTGATGTAATACCAAAGATAATACAGTCTTCGACTTCTCCATGATGTTTTTTAAGGTCATATAAATATTCTCTCCTTATTTGTGCGTATGTTACAGGTATATTTGCATTTAAATAAGCCATTGTCAATCATTCCTTTTACTTAATAGATCCCCAATTATTTCCATGTTCATAATCTACTTTGTTAGGAACTTCAAGTTCTACGGTATGCTCCATTATCTCTTTTATCTTGTCAGCATTATCACTTACAGATATATCTAATTCATCATGTACTTGTATGTGAGGTGTAATACCTTCTTTATATAAATCTATCATTGCTTTCTTAGTCATGTCTGCAGCTGATCCTTGAATCAATTTATTTAAAGCTTTGTAAGTATAAGCACGTTTAATCCCTGGTCCGTGTTCCGCTAATGCTGCTTCATGAGGAAGTGGTTTATGTATACCGAACTGATTAGGTTCCCATAAATGGAACCTGCATAGTCTTCCAAGTAAAGTTCTTATTCTTCCTGAGTCCTGTGCTCGTTGCATTACCGCATTCATTAACTGTTTAACAAATGGAACTCTACTATGATACTTCGCAAACAAATCTTCAGCATCTTGTTTATTGGTACCTAGTTCAGCTTGTAATTTATTTTTACCCATTCCGTAGAACAGACCAAGATTTATAGTCTTGGCCTGTGATCTAGGGATTCCTGCCATCTCGGATACGATAGAGTGGAAATCTGCTTCATCTTTTTTATATGAATCTAGTACTTCATCTATACCCATCAAATTTTGAAGGGACGCATAATGCACTACCAACCTAGGCTCTTGTTGATTATAGTCAAAACAACCCCATCTATGGCCCTCCTCGGGTATAAATAATGACCTAATTCGTGGTCCAAGGTCTTTGTTTCTAGCTGGTATTTGCTGTAAATTTGGGTTTGAATAGCTAAATCTACCGGTCACAGTTCCACCATTATCAGATCTTAACTGGTTAATTTCAGCATGAATTCTACCCTTGTAAGAATGTTTTAATATGGTATCAATAAATGTGGTATGGGCTTTGTTTATTTCACGGGCCTGGGTTATTAATTTCACCAGTGGGTGGGGGTGATTTGAAAGGAAATTTTTTGTAAATGATGGAGAACTTGTTTTTTCGGTTCGCTCATATGGTAGGGACAGTTTTTGAAAAACTTTCTCGATACTGCGTGCTGCCCATATTTGAACATCTACTTGTGTTTCTTTTTTTATCTTGTGTAATAATTCTTTTTCTTGTGCAACTAATTGTTGCTTTAATTGTTGGGCACCTTCAACATCTACACGTACTCCTAAAAAACGCATATCAACGAGGCAAGGAAAAAGTTCAGTCTCTAGATTAAATATAGAAGATATATCTTGATGTATTATTTCTTTTTTTAGTTCTTGCCAAAGTTCTAAAGTTAGTTCAGCATCTTTCTCTGCATAATCTCCTACATACATAGCTGGAAGTTTATACATTTCAGCTTTAGCATCGACTCCCCATGATTTAGCTGCTTCATATAATGCAGCTTCATCCTTACCTTGTCCTGTGTATCTTCTACCACAACTTGTTAAATCATATCTCATTTGATTTTCATCAACAAGTGCTGATGCAATCATAGTATCTATAATTTTACCATTAATTTTTAATCCTAAAGATCTAATCCAACAAACATCATACATTGCATTATGAAATATTTTATCTGCATCTGTATTTAAAACAGCTTGAAACCATTTAAGAACCATAGATCTATCCATGTTGCCACCACCCTCATGAGCAATTGGAAAATAACCCTTCCAACCTTTAACCGCTACAGCAATACCCACTACATCACCATTTTTAGACACAGAACCTGAGCCCATTTTAATTAGGTCAGGATCTTTAGTTTCTAAATCAATAGCTATTTCATTATATTTAGATAAGTTTGGAAACTCAGTAGGTGGTGTCCATTCGGTTTGTGGTTTAAAAAGTGGTACTTGCATCATTATTTTTTGTCCTTTGGTTTTGGTTGATTTTCGGGATAGTCTCTATCAATAGCCATATCAATATAATGTTTAGCTTTTAATAAATCTTCTTTTTGATTTTTCTGCTTATGTCTACATAAATATTTTATTGCGTTCCCTTCGGCAAACGGAATATTATTTCTATTGATAAATTCTGATGGTTGAATAACCATCGATTTATAGTGATTCCCCCCTACCTGCTTTTTATATATCTCATCACTCATATTCTAAATGCCTTATAAATATCTTTTGGTTCTACTATATGTAAATGTTCCTTGGTCCTTGTTGCGCCGACATAGA